TATTCTTATTCAGACCGGCAGCCATTTTGAGGGGGAGGGGGAGTCCCCCCGTCCCAATTCGCGATTCTATTTTATATACAAGCACCCCCTTTATTTGTATGGAATTTTTCCCCAAAACCTAAATATATCGGAATCATCGCGGGTAATAATTCCCAAACTCCTTGACCTCCTCTCCTTCCCCGTGCTACTATGAAGGTATGGCGCACAAACCAGGTACAACTATCAGCTCGGCTCTCTCCGAAGAGCAAATTGGCGAAGTGGTAAGACTTCGCACCACGCTCCGCCTGTCCGGCAAAGAGATCGCCCGCCGCCTCGGCCTCGCTTATCAATCAGTGACGCGAGAGCTGCGAAAGCGGGGGTTGAATGCTGGACAATGGGGTCTTGGTGACAAACGCGCCGCTCGTGGCGAACCGGTCAAGCCTATCCCAAAAATAGAACAGGCCATCTATACCCCCGAAGAATTGGCCCAAAAGAATGCTGTCCTGGCAGAACGGAATGCCTTGACTACTGAACTCAAGGCGCCCCCCGCCAATCCAGAGCAGTTGGAAGAACGAACCCAGGCTTTGGCTCGGACGATGATTACTACGGCTGAGAGGATTGTGGATTCTATCAACCACATGAGTGATGAGGCCTTGGCCGCTTCCACCCTGGCCAATCGAACGACAGCTCTTGGCATCATTGTCGATAAGATCAAAGTTATTATGAATCAGAACAATCCAATGTTTGGTTCCAATCAGGCGAACCAAACGATCAATGTGGTGAATATCATTGCAGCGGCCACCCCACCCAGGAAAAAGGATGGCCTGCCTGATGAGGTTATAGATGTCACCCCGACAGAAAGCCCAGAGGACTTGTTAAGCTGATGGCCAGACCCCCAAGAGTGAAGATTAAGCACACCCCCGTGGTCGATGCGGAGAAGCAGGCGATTGAACAGATCAAGCATTGGCGGGAAAATCCTTTGGATTTTGCGAAGCAGGTTTTTCATTTCAAGCCGTCGAATCAGCAGAAGGATTTTCTGGAAGAGCTCGGTTGCATGGTTCGGGCGAAGATGAAGAGGGACGAGGATATTCCTCTGACCGAGACCGATGAATTTTACGTGAAGAAGCGCGGGATCAGCATCAGATCTGGAAAGGGGACGGGAAAGGACGCCTGTGTAGCGATTGTGGTTTATTGGTTTTTGTTCTGTTTCCACCAGAGCAAGACGTACCTTCTGGCGCCTTCACTCGACAACCTTAAATCGAATCTCATTGCGGAAATGGCTTTGTGGAGGGCGAGAAGGCAGGGGGAAACGAAGCTGTGTTTGATCGCGGATGAATTGGATCTGATGACAGTGGGGTGTCGGTTGAAGAATGACCCGGACGAGGGGAAGAACTGGTTCGTGAAGTGCAACTCTGCCGGCCCCCATCTACCGGAGGAACAACAGGTGGAGACGTTGCAGGGGAAGCACGCCCGATACATGATGTTCGTCATAGATGAAGCGTCTGGTGTGCCTGATCCGGTTTTCCAGCCCCTGGACACTACCCTGACCGACCCGGTGAATTTTGTCCTGTTGCTATGGAATCCTACGCGCCGGAGTGGTTTTGCGTTCAATACGCATTTCGACCCGAACGAGTCGAAGTATTGGATCAATCTGCATTGGAGTGCGGAACAGAGTGATTTGATTACGCCGGAGCAGATTCAGTATCTGCGGGAAAAGTACGGGGAGGACTCCAGCCAGTATAGGGTGTCGGTCCTTGGCGAACCCCCGGCCATGGATGATGGTTCCTTGATTCCTTACGATTGGGTGATGGATGCCGTGAATTTGGAGTTCACGCCGGACGAAAGAGATCCTATTATCTTTGGAGTGGACGTGGCCAGAAAAGGTAAGGACTCCAGCATCATTTTGATAAGGCAGGGGCCAAGGGTGTTGGAGATTCAGGAGTTGAAAGGTATTGATACGGTGCAGTTAAGCCGATGGGTGGCCATGAGGGCTGCTGATTGGCAACCACAGGCGATATACGTGGATGCGGTTGGCCTGGGGATTGGTGTCGTGGATGAGCTGGCCAGGCAGAGAGTGCCGAATGTGTATGCGGTGAATGTCAGCCGGTCAGCGAACAACCCCAGAAAATTCCGCCTGTTGAGGGATGAGCTTTGGTGGAAGTTGAGGGAGAGGTTCGAGCGGAACAAGATTTCGTTGGCTGAGTGCCCGGACCAGGAATTGATAAGCGAAGTGTCTAGTATTAAGTACGACGTAAAGGACAATGGCAAGATCAAGGTCGAGAGTAAGCTGGATATGCGTATGCGGAACATGCCGTACCCCCGAACAAAGGGGACGCTCTGATGCTCACGATGATGGTGGACGATAACGCGTACTACCGAAAAGATGATGAATTTGACAAAGAAACACGGGGTAGGGTATCATACAAGAAGACTTTAAGCTGGCTGGAGGTTTGACATGCTGTTCGTTGGCGCCAATGAAGATCACCAACATTTGATCTATGTAAGCGATACAGGTATCGCGGTTTGTGCGCCTGCGAAAAATCACGCGCATCCTCTGACCATACAACCAAGTGAAGACCCGAATCAGCCTCCTCTGGTTATCGTGCAACCGGCCAAGGGGCATGTGCATGACGCTGTGCCCCTCCCGCCGATGCCCGCCATGCCGGAAGAGTTAAAGACGGAAGAAGACGAATCCGAACTCATAAATCGAAAATCTACGCAGTTTTATAACGCACATACGGCAGACAGGGACTCGATAGACCGGGGGCAGGAATCGGTAAAGTACCGGGAGGGCGACCAGTGGCCCGAAGAAGTGAAAGCGAAACTGGAAGCGAAGAGCCGGGCGTGTCTGACTATCAATCATATCGCACCCCTCGTGGAAACTTTGTCTGGTCTATATCGAAGAAACCGCACCGATTTACGCTGCTACCCAACAGAAAATGGAGACGCAGATATTGCTGACGTTCTGACGTATGTGCTGAAGAACATCATGAGTACATGCGTCGCTGACGTGGAAGAAGTGGACGCGTTCGAGGATGCAGTTACTACTGGCCGTGGCATTCTGATGGTCTACCCTGACTTCGATGCGGATGTAAGGGGATTTTTGCGCCTGCGCCGGCACCCATGGGATATGGTTGTTTTTGGCCCCCATCTCCGAAAAGACCTGGAAGATTGCGAATATTTCTTTTTGTGGAATTGGTTGTCGAAAGAACAGATGAAGAATCTCTACCCGGACAAAGCGGAAGAGATAGCCGAGATGTTTGGCAGGCTGGAGCAGTTCTCCAACCTGGTTTACGACCTGTCGGACCAGGACAGCCCGTTAATGAACAGTTTGTTCGCCGACCCGAAGAACAAAGAGATCCGTTTGCTGGAGAGTGAAGAGAAAGTTTATTACCGATTGAAAGTTTACACGGACCCGCAGACGGGATTTATCGTCGAAGAGACGGAGATCCCGAAAGAATTGCGCGGCCAGTTGGCAAAGATTAAGCCCTTGCGACGGATCGAGCGCAGGCTTTATAGAATACGCAGAACTGTTATCGCTGGGGATGTGGTGCTGGAAGATATGTATGTAGATAGACCGACACCCCCTGGTGCATTAGGCCCATCCTTCTCTGTTTTCCCGATCTATGCGTATAAGAGGGGGAACAGATTTGAAGGTAAGGTTGAACGTTTGAAAGACCCGCAGCTGGAGATTAACAAGCGCCGATCTCAGATCGTGGACATTGTAAACACAAGTATAAACAACGGATGGCTCCTACCAAAAAGTGCGTTCGGAAGCCAAAACGAAAAACAAAAATTTATAGATACCGTCTCTACTCCTGGATTTACGGTCGAAGTGCCCGACATGTCAGAGGCTAACAGACCAGTGAAAATCGAGGGTGGACGGGTTGAGCCATCCGTTGTTCAACTTGAACTGAATAGCCTGCAGTCGTTCCGCGAAACGTCGAATGTGAACGTGGAGTTGCTGGGGATGGGGAGCCAGTATCAATCCGGCACAGCCATCAGCCACAGGATTCAGCAGTCGCTCATGGGGAATGAATACCTGTTCGATAACATGAGTCAGGTGAAGAAGAGAATCGGCAGAGAACTGTTGCTGTGGATTCAGACCCTGTATTCCCCGGACAGAATCTTCCGTCTGTTCTTCGACCAGGCTCAGATCGAGCAGGCCATGGTGGGCGGGGAACAGGCAGACCCGCATAATATGCAGCTGATGCAGCAGATTGCTACGCGGCTGCAGGACGCTGATCTGACACTTTACGACATCACCGTTGGCGAAACCGGCCAGAGTCCGACTGCACAGTTGGCGAACTTCGACATGATGATGGAACTGGCCGGTAAAGGCGTACCCCTGCCACCGCAACTCTTTATTGAATTGGCACCTATCCCGAACAAGGCCAGAATCATGCAGATACTGCAGCAGGCCAACGAGGCACAGGCCCAGGCAGAGGATAAGAAGTACGACACGGAAATACAGAAAACGGTTATTGCTGCAAATGCAAAAAGATCGGCTTGACACTCAGGTACGCCACGCGCTATACTGAGGTAAAGATACCACACCATACTCGACAAGGAGAACACTATGGAAGACCAGTTAAAGGTCATTGACAACGCGACCCCGGATGAACTTGAGGCGATGCTGACCCAGGGTATAGAAGAAAAAACCTCGGACGAAACCGTCGAGGCCACCGAGACACCTGCTCCTGAACCCGAGAAGAAAGCAGAACCGGCAGAGAAATCTGAGGTTGAAAAGCGGCTTGAAGCTCTCGAAAAGCGCCTGAAAGATAAGGACGACTATATCAATCAGCGCAATGCCGAAATCGGACTGCTGAGAAAGCAATTACGCGATCAGAAGCTGGCCGAACTTGGCGAAGAGGAAGAGATCAACCGTGATGAACTGATTGATGACCCGAAAGCTGCGATCAAAAAAGCTGTGGAACGTGCGGAAAAACGCAAGGCTTTGGAAGCCGAACGGCAGAACGAAATGAACACTGAGCTGATGGAACGAAACCGTCAGATGGTGGAGCAGTTTTTGCCGAACCTCGGTGATGTGAAGCCCGCGATAGCGGAACTCCTGAAGGCAGATGGTGCTGCAGAACAGTTGGTGGCACAATTCGACGCCGATCCTGCAAACACCTTCATGGCCCCGGTAGTTTTCCAGCTGGCGAAACGCGCAGAACTGCAGAAGAAGGTATCTGAACTTGAGAAGAAACTGGCGAAGTATGAAGAAAACGCCAATCGTATTGTTAATAACGCAAACAAATTCAGTGGCGCCAAGAGTGCTGTGGCCCAAACGACCCCGGCACCAAGAGCGTCGAAGAAGCTGGAAAATCTGACAGAGGCTGACATCGACAGGATGACCCTGGAAGAACTTCAGGAGCTTCAGAAAGAACTATAACAGGAGTTTAAATCATGTCCCGAACCACAATCCCGACCGGCAACGCACTTGCCCCGGTAATTGTCCAGCGTCTACTGTTTCTTGAGCAGAAGAAGAACGCGTATTTCAGTCGTTTCTTCTCTGCCAGCAGCGATATGCCCGTGTTTGAAAAGACTGACTTCACCAAAGCCAAGGGCGAAACAATGACCTTCGGCATGAGAATCCGCGTCACCGGCGATCCGATTAAAGGCAACACCACTGTCAAGGGCAAAGAAGACAAGCTCACTTTCTACACATACCAGATCACTCTCGACAGATATCGCTACGCCATTATGGATGACGGCGCTCTGACCCGCCAGCGTTTCGTTGGCGACATCCCGACCGAAATAAAGAATGCCCTGACTGTGTGGGGTGGCGAACTCATCGACCAGATGTGTATGGACGCCATCACCGCCAGTCCGACCACTACCATTTACGGCGGCGACGCCACTGGCATTTTCACCGATCTGGCAGTTGGCGACNACATCACCCCCGAACTGATCTCCAAAGCCAAGGCAATCGCACTCACCCAGCGTGGCAGCGGCAAAACCCCGCTTCAGCCGGTTATGGTTGATGGCAAGAAATACCTTGTCCTTCTGGTCAGCCCGGACGTTGCAGTTGATCTCAAGTATGACACCATTTTCATGGCCGCGCAGAAAGATGCTGCCGAACGCGGATCAAACAACCCACTGTTCACCGGTATGCTCGGCATCTGGGATGGCGTTGTCATTCACGAACACGAGAATGTTCCAGTATTCAGCAACGGCGGCCCCGGCGGCGCAGTTCCTTACACCAAGTGCGTTCTCATGGGCGCATCTGCTCTCTGCTGGGCGTGGGGTGAAAGGCCTTCAATCGTCGAAGAAGACGAAGACTACGGCGAATTCAAGGGTTACTGCTGGCGCATGACTGCCCAGGTTGGCAAACCCAAGTTCAATAATCACGACTTCGGCTCCCTCGCCATCGTCGTCAGCGACACTCGTGCCACTGGCCGAACTGTCAACATAGCGTAAGGAGTTTAAACAATGGGTAACTCTATTAATTTCCTGACTATTCCAGCTGGCCAGAAGCTTGGTACCGAAGTCTGCTATTTCGAGCGCGAAATCGACTTCTCGATCGAAAACGTGGCCGATGGCGATTCTATCGACGTGCTTCGCNTGCCGAAAGGCGCGGTCCCGATAGCTTCTGTCGTGACTACTCATACCGCGAATGGCAATACTTCGGCGTACGGCTGCGCTCAGTATCCCAAATGCTTCGCTTACCGTTGACGCCGCTGACACTCTCCCCGCCGCCAATGCTGGTAACATCACATATCTGACCGCCACCAAGGTGCTGACCGCGGATGACACCTTGCGCCTGACTGTTGGCACCGCTAACATGGTGGAAGCCAAGATCACTGTCGGTCTGATGTATATCGTCTCCGATTCCCGCCGCTAATCTGACCTGAACTGAATCGGGGGCAGCCTAATAAGCTGCCCCCTTTTCGATAACTGGAGGCTCCAATGTCATACACTGTTGAAGAAGTTTGCCAGACCGCAATGGAGCTTGCCGGTCGTGGCGATAAACCGTCTAATGAAGACTTGAACAAGGCTGTCAAGATTCTCGGTTCGATCCTGGCAGATTGGGCTGTCACCCGAGACGTTCACTTATGGAATCTTGTCGATAGCGAAATCGACATGCCAGTTGGTGACTGGGTAACTAACGACGGTGTCACCTATAAATGCTACCGAGATCACACGGCGGGTTCAGAGAATGAGCCCGGCACAGGCGATAATTGGGCTGACTATTGGGTTATTGCCAGCGAAGATACATATTCCCCAACGCCAACTGAATGGACATCTGGTTTCGAATATACCGCGAATAAAACCTACGCTCTTAATCCGTTGACAGACGACGACATTCTGGCGGTCAAGGTTCAGCACGCTGGTCAGATTTCATTCTTGGAAAAAATATCGGCTTTGGAATACCAGAATCTTCCGATAGATTCCTTTGGTTTGCCGGAAATGGTATGGGTGGAAAAAGCACTGGAAGGCGCCGTTATCCACTTCTGGCCGATCTGCGACCAGGAAGATGCCAAGCTCCTGTATTATCTCGTTCGCAGACCCGGCGAACCCGAGAAAAAGGCGTCTCTTGCTATGCCGGATCAGTGGATTCCCGCGCTGTATTACGCCTTGGCTGTCGAACTTGGGTTCTTGTGGAGTATCAGCTATGAGCGGATTAACCTGCTCGGGCAAAAAGCGAAGTTCGAATTCGACAAGGCTTTGCGCACGAACACAAGCGAGGTGAGTTCATGTACCGTAAAACCCTGTTACTAATTGCGTTTCTTCTGGCCGCCCCCGGTCTTTTTGCAGACGGTAAAGCTGTCGAGTTCTTGATCTCTGGTGTGACAACGCTCCAGGGTTCCGTCTCTGGCGGGTTCGTTTACGCCTACTCTGCCGGCACTACCACCCTGAAGAATATCTATTCAGACGCGGCCCTGACGACAGCGTTGGATAATCCCGCCACATTGGATTCCGATGGGCGCTTGATCGCGTATGGTTCTGGTGTTTACAAGTTCGTCATAAAGGATGAATTTGGGAATACAGTATTTACCGCCGATAACGTTGAAGTGAATTCTGTTCAGAATTTGATTGATAACGATGAGGACCCTTTCGGGGACACTCTGACACAGACCAACCTCATTGTCACCAATTTATCCTGCGATGACGCCGTCATCAACACCCTACAGGTGGCAACCTCTGCTGTGATCGTAAATCTGGACGTGGACGACACGATCATTACAGGTGTTGCCAACGCCTCAGATGCTACTGATGCCATGAACCTCGGGTTGACGGAAGCTTATATCGCTTCAGCTGTTGCCAATCTCATGGAGTCGGACGGCTTTGAATTGCCAGCACGACTTTAAATTTCCCTGGCACAGTGAGTGCGTCTGGCACGCTGCTCATGAAATACGACGGGTCGAATGCCAGTACATCCGTCACTTTTACAAACGTCTTCGTGGCCACTGCGACCGCTGATACAGGAGCCACAAATTCTGGGCCTAGGTTTGAAGCGGTTTGATTACTGTCGCTCACGTATCTACCCGCCACTACAACAGTGCCTCTCGCAACAGATTCTACCGGCGTTAAAGGCACGTTATCTTACGACACGAACTATCTGTATTTGTGCGTTGATACAAATCAATGGATTCGCATAGCTTCAGATTCGTGGTAACTTGTGGTAGAATAATTTAACGGAGGTTTTACAACATGAAAAAGTTTTTTCTGGTTCTTTTCGTTCTGGTGTGTTCTATCTCTTTCGCCCAGGGTGACAGGGTGCTGTCACTTAGACAGTCTATCACCGAAGAACTGCGTGTGAAGACTTTCGATAATCTGGTTCGTTCCAGTTACTTTTCCCTTGGCACAACCGAACATGCCGCCCCCAATGATATCACGTCTACCGGCACTGCCAGCGTGGCGTATCTTGGTTCTGAAGTTGGTCCTTTGCTTCTTCGCATTCAGAATCTTGGCACTACGGCTAAGATCCATTTCAAGGAATATTCAACAGGCACCGCAGGTCTGGCATCCACAACCGCTACTGACCCATATCTTCAGAGTTCGCATGGTAACTATCTGGCTACCGCAACTGCTGGCCAGCTGGCACCGGGTGAATGTTGGGAGAAGATTTACTTTAACGAACCGGATCTGATTTTTGGCGGCATCGAGGCCGCCACGTTCTCAATCCAGATCTTTAAACAGGCTGCCGAATAAAGGAGTTAAGCCATGCGTAAACTGACTACTATATTATTTTTCGTATGTATTGCCATGACGGTTTTCGCATGGCCACCTTCTGACCAGGTGAGGAAACTCGATGGCTCCACTCACGGTTGGAATGACACCTTGAAACGATGGGAGCCAATCGGCACAGACGGGCTTGGGAATCTGTCTGTGGATGCTGAAGTCAACATCGGTTCGATTACTGTAGATGCGTTTCCAGTTTATTCGGATAGTTCGGGGAATCCGGCAACAGCCACGGTAGACGCCAGTAACCGCGCAGTCGTGAACATCGGCAGCGAAACCATTGGCATTGTTAGCGCCCTGACAAATATCTACGCAGCAAATCAATCTGCAGGCGCAATGGCAACCGAAACGCTAACCCTAGTTGCGAATGTATCGCAGAACGCAGGCGGCAACCTTACTGGTGGCGTGCCGAGAAAGTTCATAGCGTTTTCACCGTCTACAGACGAAGAATATTGGGTCGATTTTTCTGAGACTGCTGCATCAGGCACAGTTAGCTCTGGCTTCAGGTGCGTTGGCAATACGCTTTTCAAAGTGCGCGGCTTTGTCACGTCATCTGTAATTGCCTCAACCGCCATGAGCGTCTATGTGATTGAGGGAGGCGAACAGTGAAAAAGTTAATTCTGCTTCTATTCGTTCTTTCAACTACCCTTTGTCTGGCGCAGGGAGCCGATATATTCAGCTCTTATGACCCGACAGCAGCCCGCAAAAATCTTAGCAACGTAACGCCCGCAACTGGCCGCGCTGCCCTCGGACTCGGAACAATGGCTGTTGCTACTTCGACTGACTACGTAGCGACTGACACATTCACCGGGCACACTGATGCAACAGGCGCGTCTGTGCATGGACTTGGCACTATCTCCACCAAAGCCGATACCGATTACGTTGCCACAAGCTCTCTCGCCGCGAGGGTAGACACCGTAAACGCCAGCTTCACCGGCGACATCGACGTTACCGGCAACGTTGGCGCGGCGAAGGTATCCGCCGCCGCATACGACACCGAGGACGGTGACTTGCTCGATATGATGGCTATGATTAACGGCTACAACCCGAAACGATGGGGTATAAAAATTGATAAAGCCGATTCTAATCCTGATACCCGCGTAACGTATCTCTATGACGCGGTTGGCATGACCCCCGCTGCAATGAACTTTGCCAGCGGCACCTTCAACTACGGCGACTGGAAGCCTTTTTGCGATGCCATAAACCGCCCAGTTATGCTTGACGCAGCCGGAGCGGTGGTCGAAGTCCTTGACCCGAACGACCAGACCAAAACTATCGACGGTATAGACAGTAGCATTAGTTCGGCTTCTAGCGGTCTTAATGCAATGGCTGAGTTTAAGCGCTTATGGCTGAAGCAGTATGAAGATGAGAGTTACGAGTATATCATCTTTTCTAACGTGCAGTATGACCCAGATTACCGCGCTGATGCGTTTACTAACGCAAATGGCACTATTCGAGATCGCATGTATTATGCGATGTTTGAGGGCTCCTATGTCGCGCCGCGCTTGCGGTCGCTGGCGACCGGTGCGGTCATGNTGTCGCAGACTGGCCAGACTGAAATCGAACGCGCTGAAGCGAACGGCGCGGGCTGGCATATCAACTATAAGTCGCAACGCGATCTGATCACATATCTGCTTTGGCTGATAAGCAAAAGCACTTATGACATGCAAAAATTCGGTAACGGCAACAGCAGCTCTGGCGCANATGTCGCGCCAGGCACACTGAAAGCAGTCGGCCGGTTCTGGGGCGATGACACTAACGATGTCGGCGTCAAAACGTTTTTTATCGAGAATTTCTGGGGCAATTACTGGAAGCGCATGAGCGGCTTATTACTTGCAACCAACGGTGAAATAAGAGTCAAGCTGACTCCGCCGTATTCTCAGCCGCCGCTGCCTGCAGAAGACTTTATGCCGGCGGGCTACGCAAACACCGGTGTAACACCAAGCGGCACCAGCGGAACATATCTGAAGGACGCGTCGGTCACGGCCGCTTCCGGGTTTCTGCCGAAAGCGACTGGCGGAGCTGAGAACACGTATTATACATGCGGGCACTGGTATGCAATCGGAACCACAATCAAGTGGGCTCTTGTCGGCGGTGCTCGTGACGTTACCGGGCGTTGCGGAGCCGGGGCGGTGGTTCTGGCCTATCCTCTGTCGTATCCGGGTTCGACCATTGGGGCCGCGCTCTCGTTTCTTAAACCATGATATACCT